GCCTGTGGTCGTTGTCAACTCTGAAGACAATCCGGTTAACACTAAGGAGGCTTCTGCGGGAGTTGGAGGATGATAAACCGATAGCAAATCTTTGAGTTGTTATTAGCTTTGGTAGGAGGCACACTGAGCCACTAGGCGATAGTGGCCTCCTATTTTTCATTAAAAATTAAGAATTATGGTTAGAGCCAACGATATACAAGAAAAGCTGTTACGTCTTATTGGATGGGAGCAGAATTATGATACATCAGACTTAAAAATATCTGATGCTTTAACTGTGAGTGAAAGTGGCTTATATTTTCAACAAATTCATCCTTTGCTGACTTTGCAGAATATGTCATGTATTGCTCCGGATTTTAATAATATCACTTTTCCAGAATACAATTCTGAAAAGGAATATAGCAAAGGCAATGTAGTTGATTATCAAGGAACACAATATAAAGCGCTTCAAAAAGCACAAGGAAAACAGCCCGATATTGAGTCTGAGTATTGGGTTGAAACCAATTTATTTTCTGAATGGCTCGAGAGCAAAACAAAAGCAAGCATTCAAAAGGCTATTGCTAGATATTGTAATGAAAAAACGGTAGAAGGAACAAATAAGCCATTATGCGAAAGTCGTACTTTGTTTGATGGAACAGGTAGATTAGTAGATACTGTAAAGAATAAGAAAAATCTAGTTGGCTTTGAAATTATACCAGTACGAGCAAAAGGCGTAACCACAAAGATAAATAAAATATGCCTTCAGTTTACTAAAGCTGGAGAATATACTTTGTATCTTATGCATTCAAGTATGGATGCTCCAGTAAAGATTATAAAGCTTAATAAGATACGAGATAATAGCGCTGAATGGTTTACAGTCGATGACCTCTATTTGCCATATCAAAGTGAAGATAATGATGCAGGAGGAAGTTGGTATTTGTGCTATTTTCAGTCTGAACTTCCAGAGGGAAGTCAAGCTATTAGAAAAAATAAAGACTGGTCAAAAGAGCCTTGCGGTTCATGCTCACGTAGAGAATTACTTGCTTGGATGGCATGGTCTAAATATCTTGAAATTCATCCATTCTTCGTAAATGAGGAGCTAATTGAAGCTGTTAATTTCAATGATGACTTAAACGATGATTTTGAAAAGCAGGCACTTCATCTGTGGGATGTTGAAAATAATCAATATACCTATGATAACAACTATGGCTTAAATCTTGAACTAACTATAAGCTGTGATATTACAGATTTTATAATTGAGCAGCGAATGTTATTCCAAGACGTTATAGCAAAACAAGTAGCAGTAGATATGCTTCGTGAATTTGCTTATAATGCTAATGTTCGTACAAACAGGCATTCAATAAATGCATCTAGGCTTGATATACTATATGAGGTTGATGGAGACTCTTCATCTATGAAAAAATCAGGTCTTAGCTATCAGCTTGATATGGCATTTAAGGCGATTAAACTTAGCACTGAAGGCATAGATAGAGTTTGCCTTCCTTGCAAAAATAATGGTGTAAAATATAGAACTGTATAACATGGCTATAAAAAGGTATAATGCAACACTTCGTAATCTTGAATACAAATTAAGGGCATTCAAAGATAGCCTGCCTATGCTATTGGAAGATATTGTCCGTGATAAAGAGGATGTAATAGTATCCGCCATAGCAGATGACCAGTTGTATCGTAGAGGTATTAACGGTAAAGGTGAAAAGATTATGGATTATATGCCTTATACTGCTAGAACCATAAAAAATAAAAAGCGAAAAGGACAGCCTACAACTCGAGTTACATTGCGAGATACTGGGGCTTTTCATGAGTCTATGTATGTTGTATTTGACTCAGAAGGTTTTTATATAACAGCAAGTGATGAAAAAACCCAAGACCTTGTAGAGAAATACGGAGAAGAGATATTCAGGCTAACAGATAAAAACTTTACCAGAATTATCCGTTCTCATATACGAAAAGAATTAGTTAAAAGATTAAAACAGGCAATAAGACAATGAAGGAAAGCTCAGTACAAATAAGGTATAAAGATAATCCTGTATTGCTTGATAAGATATTGCAGGATATGCAGAAGTCATTGATGGAAAAACTTAAGTGGCTTAATTATGCATTTGGCCGTGCTTACAAGTTAGTTGAGCACAGACCAGATGGCAATAAATTTATATATCCTGCCATGTATAATGGTAATAGTGAATATGTTTCGCTGTTGCCAAATGATAACTTTGGTAATTTTTCATGGTTTGATATATATGACCCGCAAAAAATTACTCAAGTAGTGCAGTCATTGCCTCAATATACATTCAGTGGTGCGATTATATTTTGGTATGATTTAAGTAGTATCTATGAAGATGAAACCGTATTGCATACAGAAGAAGTAAAAGATGAGATTATACGTGTTTTAACAACGCCAGGTCTTATTACTACTACTGGTAAACTCGTTATCAATGATATATATGAGCGCTTCGAAAACATATACAAGGGCTATTCAATAGAAAAGATATATAACAATTATACATATAAGGGAGAAGGCATACAAGATATTGATAAACAATTCTTTATGTACCCTTATGCAGGAATTAGAATTGAGTTCACTTTAACAACTAGAGAATTATGTCAACGGTATATTTTATAACAATGCTTTTGGCTTTAATATATATAGCCTTAGCAGCAGCATTTGCTATATTGCTGATTGGAAAATTAGGTATAAGAGACAGTATAATTGCCAGAGCACCAAAGCTTATTTCTCAACTATTCGATTGTGATTTTTGCTTAAGCTTTTGGACGTCGGTCATTCTCGCTGTCATTCTCGCTATTTTCTTTAGAGAAATGAGTATTATACTTATTCCTATAATATCAACCCCTATAACGCGAATTTTGATATGAAAAATCTACTTATAAATAAAAAAATTGTACGTGTTTATGATAGCATAGATGAAATGCCTATTGTAAATTTTCAAAAATATAATAAATACTTGCTTATTGATTCTGGCATTGGTTCAGATGCAGATGATATTGATGCTCACATAGTAAAAATAGCAAAGTATATAAAATCTAATAATAATAAAAAAGCTTTGCAAGAATTACAGAATATGAGGCAGAATATTTATATGGTTAATAGTGAAATATCGCCAAAGTATTTAGCTTTTGCTGCTCTTATTCATAGCATAGATGGAAAAGAAGTCAATGACCTATCAGATGATGGTCTTAAAAAATTGCTTCAGGACCTTAAAGATATAAAGCATTATAAAGTCATAGATTTTCTTTTGTGGCTTAAAAAAAAAGTCACAAGTGAACTAGAAACTTACTTTCCAGGTGATTTTGTAAATCCAAAGGAAAAAGAAGCTTATGACAAGCTTAAAAATAGAACACTTCTTGTATTGGACTCTATTATAAATGATACTGATAATACAGAGCAGATAGAGCTAATAGATACAATGATGCTAAATATGCATACGCCAAAAGTATTTATAGGAAGTGAGTCTGTTGAGGTTAAATATGATAAGCAGTTTGAAAGTACTTGTTTGCTTATAGCTCAAAAAACAAATATGGATGCTAGAAAAATGACAGTACTTCAATTCTATAATGCTATCGATAACATTAAAGCTCAAGCAGAAGCTGAGGCAAAAAGTTTGAAGAAACATAAAAAGAAATAACTGTTATGGCAGATGAAGATAAAATAAAATATAGTGATATAATCCAGCCGGATGACTCGATTGAAAAGCTTATTAAACAATTAGGTGAGCTTAATCAGTCGTATGAAACGATGGTAAACGCTATTAGAGCAGGCGCAGATAGAGTTGTGCATGCTTTGAAAACTGCTAGTGGAGCTACAAATGAAGGCCGTAAAAGTATTGATGAAGCAACTGCTTCAACGTCAAGACTTGAGCGCGCTCAAAATGAGCTCAAAATTGCTATGTCTGATACTGGCAAACAGATTGCATGGCTTAAAGCTCAAACAGTAGACCAGAATAAAGCTACTGTTGAGCAACAGCGTTATCTCCAGCAAGCTTTATCTTCATACGACAGACTAAAATCTGATTTGAAGCAAACTGTATCTCTTTATAAGTCTCTTACTGATGCTGAAAGAGAAGATAGTGCAATGGGCCAACAGCTTTTGCAAGATATTCTTAATTTGAAAAATCAGATTAAGGCTCTTGATGATCAGATGAAACCTCATATTCAGACTTTAACTGAGGTACAGAAAGCAGAGCAAAAGCTGGCTTATTTACAGTCCGAGGAGGGACAGAAACTACTCGATTTGAAAGCTAAAATTGCTGAAGTAACTGCTGCTAGAAGGCAACAGAAAACTGCTACTGACCCACTTGTACAAGCGCAAGAGAAATTAGCTTATGCAAGGTCTGAAGAAAATAAGCAATTGAAGCTATATTCAACACAAATAAAAGAGGCTAATAGAATAGCTCAGCTTCAGGTACAAATAGCTAATTCTGCAGAAGGCTCATATAATAGGCTTTCAGCGCAATATGAGTTGAATAAGATAAAGCTTAATCAGATGTCTGGTGCTGAAAGAGAAGCTGCAGATGTTGGAAAGAAACTTGAGGCTGAAACTAATGCTCTTTATCAGAAAATGATAAAGTTGCAAGAAGCAACAGGTAATTATCGATTATCGGTAGGCCATTATCAAAAAACATGGGATGGTTTAGGTATATCTATTTCTCAAGTAGTTCGAGAACTTCCTGCTGCTGCAGTTTCACTTAATACATTCTTCTTAGGTATTTCAAATAACATTCCTATGGTTGTTGATGAAATTAATCGGCTAAGATTAAAAAATAAACAACTACAAGCAGAAGGTAAAGCAACTGTAAATGTAACTCGCTCTATTATTAAGGCTTTATTTAGTTGGAATACTGCACTCGTAATATTACTTACAGTATTTTCAATGTTCGGCAAAGATATTATAAGCTGGATAGGTAATTTATTTAAAGCTAAAAATGCTGCTATTTCTACTTCTGAAGCTATGAATAATATAGCCAAAGAATTAGAATCTACTAATGCTAGCTATGGTAATAATATAGTATCACTTAAGCAGTTGCAGCAAGAATGGAAAAATCTTAAAACCACAGCTGAAAAAAATCAATGGATTAAAGATAACAAATCAGAATTTGATAAACTTGGAGTTTCTGTCGATGATGTAATAGATGCTGAAAATATATTTGTAAATAATACTGAAGCCGTTGTTAATGCTCTTAGATTAAGGGCAAAAGCAACAGCAGCTCAGAAACTTGCGGCTGAACAATATGAAAAAGCTTTAATCGCAAGAAATAAAGCAGAAACTAAGGCTATGCAAGGCCCATCAGAATGGGATAAATTTCAAAATTGGTTTGTACAAAGTTCATTGCGTGCTACAGATGTTGGAATGGGCCCAAGTACAACTAATTTGCAAGTAGCAGAGCAATTGTCAGCTGAAGACTTTAAGCAACAACGCATAAAAGATTTAAATGATGAAGCCAATGCTGCTGAAAAAACAGGCGATGCATATTTTGATTTAGCTGCAGGATATGAAGCTGCCGCTAAAGCTGAGCTTGAAGCTGCTGGAATAGATGCAAATCATAAAAAAAGCAGAAGAGAACCGCGTGACCTTACAAGTACTATTAACCAGAATAATATAAAGATACAAAAAGAATATGAAGAAAGTATAACAAAGTTACGTAGTGATGAATATGCTAAAAGGCGTAAAACTGCTGCAGATGAGGTACAGAATGAGAATAATAAGCTCAGAGAAATGTACCGTAAAAATGAAGAGTACATAAAGAATGTAGATGGCAAATATAAAAAGCTTACTGAAGACCAAAAGAGACAAATAGCGCAGCAGAATGCTTGGATAAATAGTACTATAGCAAATAATCTTAAAGCTTTAGCACTTCAATTAGAACAAATACAAAGAGAACAGGCTGCTAATTCTCTTAGACTTCAACGCGAAACTCAGACAGGAGCTGTTAGCTCAGTTCCTATAGCTGAAAATGCACCCAAGAATACAGAAACAGCAATTACAACAAATGTGACTGTTACTCGAGATGCATCTCAAATGGAGGCCTCATTGGTAGAAGAAAGAGAATTAATGAGACAAAACCTTGAAGCTGAATATAAGTTGGTATTAGACACTAATGCTAAATTATTAGCAGCTGGAGATGAGCATGCAAGGTCTGAAGAAGAAATACTTATTGAGTTTAATAAGAAAAAACTCGAATTATATGCTGACTATGATAAGCAAATACTCAGTGCCAGAGAGCGTGATATTGAAAATCAACTTGAGCTTGTAAAGAAAGGCACAGAAGAAGAGTTACAATTACTGTTACAGCAAAATGAAGTACGTAGGCAATTAGCATTAGCTGAAAATGCTGCTAAACCTGCTGCTGAGCAAGTAAGTAGCTCTGTAATAAATGCTAAGTTTGATAAGTCTGCAGCCCAAACAAAGGGCTCATTTGAAATGACCGGCTTTGAAGAGCAGCAGGCTCTTGATGAAGCAATATTCAATGAGGTTAAGCATAATGAGACAGAAACAACTAGATTTAAACTTGAGCAAGAAAAAGCTAGATGGGAAAAGCAAATAGCACTTGCTGAATCTGGTGGACTTGACTGGAGTCAAGCTCAAATAGATGCAGCTAAATCTACTGTAAAAGGTATTAATAGAGAATTATCTGAGCTTAATAACTTTATTTCCAACATAGGTAAAAAAGGACTTGGCGGTAGTTTACTAGAGAAACTCGGATTCGATGATAATCAAATTAATGCTTTAGAAGATGCTGTAAACATCGTGCTTGAACAATTTCAAGCTATATTAGATGCTGAAGTTGAATTAGCTGAAAAACAAGTAGAACTTGCGGAAAAACGAGTAGAAGCTGCACAAAAAGCCTATGATGCTGAAATTGAAGCTCGCAATAATGGCTATGCTAATAATGTCGCTACTGCTAAAAAAGAACTTGAGCAAGAAAAGAAAAATCAACAAGAAAAACAAAAAATGCTTGCAGCAGCTCAGAAACGGCAAGAGTCTCTTAATACTGTAATTCAAGCTTCTTCACTTGTTACTGCATCTGCTAATTTATGGAGCTCATTTTCTTCAATACCAATCGTAGGTCCAGCTCTTGCATTAGCGGCAATTGCTACTATGTGGACTTCATTTGCTGTTGCTAAAGTTAAAGCTAAACAAGTAACCGCAAGTCAATCTGAAGAATATGGAGAAGGTGGCCTCGAGTTCTTAGAAGGTGGTTCTCATGCATCTGGTAATGATATTGATTTGGGAACAAGCAATAAAAAAGGAAAAAGGATGAAAGCTGAAGGTGGCGAAGCACTTGCTATTATAAATAAGCATAAAACTAGAAAATATCGTAAGATATTGCCTGATATAATTGATAGTTTTAATAAAGGAACATTTGAAGATAAATATTTAAATGCATTTGGCAGTTCTGATAATGTGAGAATATCACTTAATGCAAATGGAAATATTGACCTTTCAGGCATTGAGTCAGATGTGCGTAATATAAGAAAACAGAATGAAACTAAATATTACACCTTGCCAAATGGCTCTGTTGTTATACAGCATAAAAATATTAAGCGCATAATTAAAAATTAAACGTTATGATACCACCTAAATATAATTTTTACATAGGAACTGTTAGATATATAAGCCTTAATTATGGGCGAATAGATTTAGATGGAAATTTTATATCTGATGAATATTTTCGTAGCAGTAATCTTTTGGAAATACCAAAATCTAGAAAAGTATATTTTATGAATTCTCCGCTGTATGGCAGTACAGCTAGAATATCATACTATGATAGTACAAGAAAATACAAAGGCTATAACATTATAAGTAAAGGCATAAATACCATTGGAGATGTGTATAGCTATTATGCAATATCATTTCAAGCCAACGATACGGCTTTTTCAAATAATAATTTTTTAGCTGAATTAATCACAGTAAATCCTCATTATAAAGAGCTGAATAAAAAATACGCAAAAGAAAGTGGCCAAGAATTTTTTAGAATATCACTAGATGGAAGAATAAATCTGTTCGGCCAAGACTATGAGCTTGTAGCAAATTCAAGTTTAGAAGACCGGCTTATATTTATTATAGAGAAGTACAACAATACTTCTAAAAAGTGGATTGAGTATTATGAAGGTGAATTTAATAAAACTGACTGTAAGCTTGACCGCGATAAAAAGAAATGTGAACTTAAAACTACAGCTCTAGATTATTACAGCAATATTATGAATAAGTGTGAAAATACTTATGACCTGATAAAACTTGCTCCAGCTATTACGCATATAAATTTATATAAACGCCCACTTATGCAGGTTTATATCCGTGGAGCTAATTCTATAACTAATTTCTTTGGTGGTATATATTGGGAAGATGACGTTAATGAAGCCATTGATAATTATAATGACCTCATTAATAAATATTATTTTTCTTATGTGGCTTCTGGCAATGAATTTTATGTCACTGGCTCAAGAATATCAGGAGTAAATGGTGTATATGCGGGAATTGATGGTAGTTGGAATAATTGGAATGGCTATACATGCTATGCTGATAATATTGTAAAAACGGGGCTGAATGACAGCATAATAAGTTTTGATATAAAAATTAAGCGTAATTCTGATGACGTAGTATTATATGAGGGCCATCAATTAACTATTGAAAACAGAGGTGAATACGATATTTCTATAGTAGATACAGCAGAATTAACCAATCCTAATGATGATTCTGATAAGTGCAATATAAGTACTGTATTTGTGTATGATATATTTCAACGCTTACTGTGTGATGTTGATTCAGTAGAGGATTCAGAAGGTACAAAAAATATGTATGATTTACCATCTGATGATTTTGTTACGGATAATAGAAATTACAAAAAGTGTATAGGGTTACAAGGAGGTTTATTTTTTTGTACATCCAGAACTGTAGACACTCCTACAAAATATGGAATAAATGACTACAATGAATATTTTACAAATCGATTTATTGCTCCTTCTACTGGTATAAATAGAGTTTTGCCTTTGAGTAGAAATTCCTGGGCTAATGCATCATTGTGGTATGCGTATGACTTATTTTATGAGCAGTTTGAAGAAAAGCTACGAAAACGCTATACATTAAAAGATAGTTATTCTATAGCCGCAGTAATTAAAGTTTTGTTAAATGAAATAGACCCAGCTCTTAGGCATGAAGCTACTGCTGAATATAGCCGTTTTTTATATGATAGAACTGTACCTATTAGCATGAGTAGGTTTTATGTATATATTACACAGAAAACCAATATACTCAAAGGTGAATATGACCAACCAGCTCAGAAAGCAGAAATATCATTTGAGAACTTAATGGGAATGTTACGTGATTGTTTTAGATGCTATTGGTATATAGAAGACGGTAAATTTAAAATTGAGCATATATACTTTTTCATGAACGGTGGTTCATATTCTAATAATTCCAACATACAGTTAGATTTTACAAAATTAACAGACAGATTTAATAAAAAACAGTTATCATACTTCCAGACAGAAGTCGAATATGATAAGTCAGATTTAAATCAGCGATATGAATTTGGTTGGATGGATGATGTAACCGATTTATTTGGTGGAGTAACTATAGATGTAAAATCTAATTATATACAAAAAGATAAAAACGAAGAAATAAATATAAGCCAATTTTCGTCTGATGTCGATTACATGCTATTTAATCCTAGTAATTTTTCAGAAGACGGGTTTGCTTTATTATGCCCAATTCTAAGTGGGTCATCTTATGAGTTGCCTATTATAGAAACACAGTTGGTAGATGAAAACGGTGATACATATGATGCTGTAATTCAGAATTTCTATGCAGCTTGGGCATATTTAGTACGCTTCTATATGTATGATATGCCAGCAAATAATATAGAGTGTAATGTATTGAATAACTTATATACAAGAGCTATAAAGATGTGCATGAAGCATACTATAGAATTTCCTACAGGCGAAGATTTAAATGAATTGGAACTTATTAAAACTAGCATAGGAGATGGAAAGATAGATGAAATATCTATTGATATAGATACGCGCCATGCTAAAGTTAGATTATTATATAGGCCTCAATAAATTATGTGTTAAATAATATTAAAAGATTTTCTAGAATCAAATATATTTATTATATTCGCAGCATGAAGTTAGTGAATAATAACATATCGCCTCTGCCTTTTTATGATGATATAGCATTACAAAATCACCGTAAAGATTATGCATTCGGCCAGATTTATCAGCTGATAACGTATAAAAATATGTTATTGCCATTTCAAGTAGTTCTTTCGAAAGGAACATCAATATCATGGGTTAGGCTGTATGATTTTAATACTAGGAAGTATATAGATATAACCGATAGCATGAAAGAAAATGGCTTAGTTATTAAGTCATTCACAGACTTTAAGCTATTAAAATACCCAGGTACTTTGCCTATAGTTGAAATAAAGCATGAAGGCTTATATTACTTAGCTATTAGTATAAGTGGTTTAGGTACTATATATTCAGATTTATTTACAGTAACTAACAGAGTATCAGATTATTTGCTTATTAAATATAGCAACTCATATAATTTTGAGCTCAAAAATGGTATTGTAGATTTTTCTGACAATTTTGCTTTTAAGTGTTATCTTAATACGCAAGTAGGTAAACCAGAATATGACTTTGAAGAAGAAGCCACTGAGCGAATGGGCTATACTTTCATCGAAAGCCAAGTAAGTAAAAAGATATATAAATTCACCTTTGTAGCACCAGAATATCTATGTGATGCTCTTAGAATTGTAAGACTCTGTGAAAATAAGCAGATTACTAGCAAATCGCAAGTCTATGATTTGACTACATTTAACATGGAGCCAGAATGGGAAGACCAAGGAGATTTAGCTTCTGTGGAATGCGAATTTGAGACCGACACGGTTATTGCAAATATAGGAGGCTATACTCCAGAACTTGTAGGTGGAGACTTCAACAGCGATTTTAATGATGATTATAAAACCTCATAGATATGACCAGAAACGAATTAAATAAATTTATACAGCAGAGCATATCTGAACAAGGTAATGCAAGTTCTATAGCTTTAACTCAGTTAGCTATAGAGCTTATGAAGCATGTGCCGTGTACAGTTCATATATCAAGTGATAAAACAGAAAACCTTGATAAGACTACCTATAAAATTGTAGATAACCAAGATGAAATAAATGCTATTATTGATGCAATAACCGGAAATGAAGTTTCTAGTGTTTGTATGCATGATAATGGTGTTACTCTTCATTTCTCTCATATTGAGGTATCTGATGATATAGTAACATGCTATCTTACCACATTTGATGGTAATTACACTTTACTTCTTAGCAAAGAAGAAGGTCTATCTGAATTGTCTCATACTAAAATTACTGAATAATTATGGCAAATTGGTCTACATTAAAAGCAGCTATTGCCAATGTAATTAAAACTAACGGCAATCAAGAAATAACTGGAGCTGTATTACAAAATACGCTTAACAGCATTGTAAACGCTGTTGGCGAAAATGCTGCATTTGCCGGGATAGCAATACCAACAACTAATCCAGGTACACCTGATGGACCTGTATTTTATTTAGCAACACAGCCAGGAACATATTCAAATTTTGAAGGAATAAAAGTACTTGAAGGAGAATCTGTAATTTTACAGTGGGCAAATTCTACATGGGCAAAGAAAATTACTGGCTTTGCTGCGCAGCATGAAACTGATATTATAAAGAATTTTGATACGAGCTTTCAGAAAAACGTATTATTTTTAGAGTTGCTACGAATAAGTCCATTGGCTTTTGCTAATATATGCACAAAAAATGGATATTACGCAAGTGGTTCCCTTAGTTGGTCTGAAAATGATAAATATCGTAGTACAGAAAAAATCTTTGTAAAGAAAGGAACTACTATAAATTTCGTACTTGCCAATGGCAATGCTACTTCTATTCTTAGAATAGCAGAATGGGATATAGATGGCAGTGCTATAGGAAATACAGATAACGTATCTGAGTATACAGCATCTAATGACTGCTTTATAGCTTTTTCTTTAATTGTAGATACATTCGACGATAAATACGTAAAAGGTAATTTTGCTACTATTAAAGATACTATAAATAGTAATACTATTCTTGCATCTAAACGGAAAAGAATTATTTTTCCACAATATTATAAATCTGCAATTGCTACACTTGAAGAGGCCATTTCTGTTGTCCCAGAAGAAGATAGAATTGGAGCGTGCTTGCTGTGTTTTAAGCCAAATACTAAGCAAGTGTACTACTTATATTATTTTATATCAGATATTGCATCAAATGAAAATTGGAATAATACGACTTTATGGAAAAAAATATATACAGGTGAAGAAGTAGATACTTTATTATCAAGCATAAATGCAATAGTAGATAAAGCTATATTAAATACTGAGGACCTCGTAAAAACAATTGGTAATAGCAGTAAAATATCATTGCCATCCCCTATAGACTTCAGCACTGTAGGAGATTATATTGAATGGCAATGTAAAAATATTGGCACAAAACCTTATTCTAGTACCAACATTGGCATGATACTAGGAGATAATACTGCTGCAGGTTTATACTTAGATAATGCATTTTATTTTAGAACTAATTCTGCACTTAGTTCTGATTATAGAATATGGCAAATAGGTTCTGATTTTAATGCTGCAATGCTGCATAAGTATAAAATACTTAATACAGAAGAAGGCTGGGAGCTATTTATCGATGATATTTCCTATGGCAAAAATAGTATTTCTGAAAATGCTAATGTTAAAACTTTAGGTAATAGCACAGCGCTAACTGAATTTGTATTTAAGTCTTTCACTGCTCATTCAAGCGTATCTGGCGATATTTCGTATAACTCATCTGAGTTATTTGAATTTGCTTCTGGCACTGTAGCACTAGTTCCTGATGTAGCAAATTTGGAAACCAATGTAGCAAATTTGGAAACCAATGTAGCAAATTTGGAAACCAATGTAGCGAATTTTAATAAGATTTATAGGGATAAATACTATTCATCATACAATGAAACAGAAGATGCATATTCTTTCACCAAGGTTAGTAATCCTTTAATACTTGATGAAATAGGCGATTATGTAGAGCTAATATGTCGCGTAAGAGATACTTCTAAAAACTATATGTATACAATGAACTTGCTGAATAAAGAAGATAATTCTGCAAGTTCAGCACGATTTGGGTGGTATAATAATACTGAAATATGGCTACGTTTATCAGGAAATGCATATACAAAATGGACTAATCTTCCTAAAAATACAGGATGGAAAAAAATAAAACTAGCAGTAGTTGAAGAAGGTTGGGAGCTGTTTATTGATGATATTTCCTATGGCACACGTGAAAAAAGTAATAATTTTCCTATAGTCATGATAGGAGCTACCTCTAGCATAAATCCAACAGCAGGAGGTATGGCTCCACAACTTTATGATATACAAAGCTGTTATGTACACACAAGTGAAAAGGATTATGACTATTCACCTTTAGGGTTTTATGCTGGAAGTGTTAATGTAGAAATGCATGAAGCCAATGTAGCAAATTTAAGCCAAAATCCTTTATGCTTTGTATCTTACAATAGCAGCCAAAAAAGATTTAAGATATATATGCGTGATAAGCAAAATCAGCAAACTTATTACATGGTAAGTGTATATCTTAATTCTACAGTGGGTACCAAAAATGAAGCTATCGCATATTCTCACTTTTGGGAAATAGATAATCAGTCTTACAAATGCACTTATGACCCATCTTCTGGCATTATGATTGAAGATACAAATATAATAGCCGGCGGTGAGTCTGAATGCGTATTTATGTATTCTGACCCATCTGGCAATTCTAAAGCTGACCATACTGGAGGAGTGCATGGAGATGAACGCATAGATATTAGTTCTGATAGTTTTATTAACTTTTACATAGACGGCGTTAAATTAACAGAGGCTGAACTTCTTAATGATTTTACACTTAGAGAGTGTAATAGCTTTCAGTATATTCAGAATAGTACCTTGCATGATACGGCCATATCTGTTCCAAATAAAGAAACCATAGTTGAAGCAACTGGTGATGGGGTTCTCTCTTTAGACCCAGAGACAAACAATTTCTTAATAGATGGAGTAGATACTGGAATTATCGCATACTCTGCGAATACTCTAATGAGTAATTCTGAATTGTCGTCACTTTCACTTAGTAAAAGTGAAACAAATAAGTGGGTAATCTCAAAAGTTATAGAGTTAATATCAGGGCATCCTATTATAGGAACACATATCAAAAAGACAACCATTGCAAATCAGAAATATAGAACTGAAAATATTCTTAACTTCAATTCTGGTAGAAAAGTTACTTATTGGTATCATGGAATATGCTGTATAAGTAAGAATTGCGCTAAAATAGGCCATACAGAAGCATATAAAGACCATGAATTTACTGGAGATAATACTCAGTATTTAAGGCAAAAAGGCTTTAGAATGTTTGAGGCTTATAATGCTGACAAAAAACTTTCTGCAAGAATTACGTCTTCTATAACTGATGGGGGTGGTGTAATAGATGATGCTAATTGTGATGTATTTATATGGGACAGAGTTAACGATAGTAAATACTATAGGCAGACAGCACCATTTAATCCAGAAATAGATAAAAGGTTGGTGTCTGTTATGGAAGTTCAATTTGGAACAACAGAATATTAAAGAATGTAAGTGCCTTTTCTAGAGAGGCATCTGCATATAATTAACACATTTTATTAACTTTCTAAATTATGGGAGAAGTTACAGAAAAAATCTATTGTTGCGACAGAGGCGACAATGACAACGCTCTAGCAGCGGCCATTCTGGCAGGTAATAACCGTAGAGACGATTGGGGTCCTATGGCCGCCATGATGGGCGGAGGTATGAACAACTGGATGAACAATCCTTTTGCGTATCTTATGTTCCTGGCCCTATTCCGCAATGGAGGCTTCGGTTTCGGGGATGGAAACGGTGCGGGCGTTGCTACACAGGGTATCGAAACTCAGGCTCAGCTCAATGCTATTCGCACTCAGTTGCAGGACAACCAGAATGCCGACTGCATTAAGTCTGCTATCCAGGGCAATGGCTTTGCTCTTAGTCAGCTGGCTCTGACACTTAACATTGTCTTCTACACTCTTCAGAAGTGCTGCTGCGATGTTCAAGCTGCTATCCAGCAAGTCGCTGGTCAGGTTGGCTTCTCTGCTGAGCGTGTTATCAACGCAGTTAACCTCGGTGACTGCAATATTATCCAGGCTCTCCAGAACTGCTGCTGCCAGACTCAGCGTCAGATTGCAGACTTCCGTGCTGACATTCAGCTTCAGAACTGCAAGGACACTGGCGAACTTCGCAATGGCCAGCGCGACCTCGGCTTTGCAATTACACAGGGCTTCTCGTCTACTGCTTTCCAGGCTCAGCAGGATAAGTGCGATATTCTTCGCGCCGGTCAGGACAACACTCAGCGCATCATTGACACTCTGAACAACCATTGGAAGGATGAACAGGCTCTGAAAATTCAGGACCTTAAGTTCGAGCTTTCTCAGGAGCGCCAGAACAACCTGATTAACGAGCGTTTCAACAGACTTGGCAATTATGGCTGTGGCTGGAATAATAATTGCGGTTGTGGAAACGGCTGTGGTTGCTAATTAAGGGAGGGCACTACTATGGCAGTATATTTATCACCCATGGGATTATCCGCTGCACAAGTTCCCAACCGAGTATCTTTGTTAGCAACTTACAAAGAACGTCTGTGTCGTAGAATTTGCGAAAACTCAACAAATCAGCCTGAAGCATTCGTAACTTATAAGACTGGTACTCCAATCTTTAATGGAACGACTGTTTTCGTACCTGTTATTGCTACTGTAACAATAGTGACGCCAGGATGCGGTTGTCAAGCGACAACTCATGTTATTGTTGAAGAGTTTATGGCTGCATTCCAAGAACAAACTGGATTGCCTACAAATGTTGTATTATCAGCTGAGGGTCAAACTCAACGATTGGCCAATGTTTCTTGCGGCAGTTCTAACTGTTTGGCGATTTACAGCTCATTGACTGTAACAATCACTCCAGCAGCTGCGCCAGCAGCGTAATTGAAATTGAGGGTACTTAGGGAAGTTTTATACTTCTCTGAGCGCCCCTCTTTTTATTAACAATTCAAAAAGATAAGCTATATGTTGTTATTCAAAGATATAAAGCAGAATTATCCTGTATACATTCTTAATACACAGGAATTTAGCCTTATTCAAGGCAAAGCCACTCAGGTATCGTTTCCTCGATTGGAAATAAACCAGAAGACCGGCAAGACAGAGATGGTAGTAGATGTTACTATAGAGGCCGATGGAAAAATAGCAACTTATGCTATTCCTGAGAGCCACTCAGTTACCTATGCTGGACATCTTGTTCTGTCAACAGAAAAATCTGGATTGACGAGTGAAGTTGAAGCTCAAAAGGCAAATGCTGAACAGGTTTTGGCTTCTGCTTCTAAAGCTCAAAACATCATTGACAAAGCTCCTTCATTACTCGCAGAACTTAATCCTATGTATAAGGAAAAGCAAGAAACAGAGCAGCGCTTCGGCAAGATTGAAGGTTCTATCGGTGAAATGAAAGAACTCATGAAAAAGCAGCAGGAAATGATGGAGAATTTCATCAAAAAATTTGAAAGCTAAAAGTTATGGGACACAGATTAAAATGTATCATAGTAAAGCATCATACGTGCGACCATGATAAGGAGCACGAAGATGAAGAGGATGTAGTAGTAGAAAGCAGAATAGCTACTCCGCATGGTGAGCATAAGGTTAAATTTGATTTGCCTTATGAGCAAACAGCCAACGCTCTTATGTCTGCAAAAGGATATTCAGAGTATGTTAAAAAACATGGCTATCATTTTACCGATGCCCTTGCAGAGCATGCGAGCAAGATGATGGAAAATGCAAATGGCCAAAGCCATTCATGGACTGCCGCACAAGTCAAGAAGTCTATTGAAAGTTTAGGTCTGAGCATTCCTAGCAAAGTTACAAATGGAGATGTAACTTATCTTGCTAATATGTACTATGCAGACCTTTATCCTGACCCTCTTAAAGATGAAGCATCATGCCTCAGAGCTGCTTATAAAGTAGCAAATGACCCTGATGGTTATGAGGGCATGATATTCTGCAGATGGACTGCTGATGCAATTGGTAAAGCCATAAGTATTAACTGGGAAAAATTCGTATAATATGTTAGAACTGATTGAAGCCAAAAACTTTGATGAGCTAATGTTCTTTATCACCGTTAGAGTTGGTATAATTATTGTTTGCTGGCTATTTGCTACAATGGCATGTATAGTTGATTTTTGGAGTGGCACATTAACAGCCAAAATATTAGGCGAAAAGCTTATGTCTCATGGTTTTAGACGTACTATAGTAAAAATCGGAGACTATGCTCGCGTATTGATGTTTACTTTTATGATTGATGCGTTAGGAAGTTTATTGTCATTTTATATACTGCCTTTTGCTACAATTCTTTGCGCCATAGCAGTTCTATTAATAGAAGGTAAATCTGTTATGGAAAATAGTAAACGTAGAAAAGCTCATGCCGCAGATGTGCCTGATATTGTTAAGCAAATTGTACAAGCTACTACAGCAGAGCAAGGCCATGAGATTTTAGATAAAATAAGCCAATTATTATCATTAAATAAAAAGGAAAATGAAACTACAGGGAATTAGTGTAAATATCGTACGTAATGAGTACGAATACAATAAGTATGTAGATGAAAAATATCGCGAACAATATGACTATGAAGCAAGCAAGCCTAGCTTGCCTTGGGTTATCATAGATTTTGCAAAAGATAATGCTCCTGAAGATTTTGTAAGTGCTTCAGAACTTACTTTTTCTCCAGCAGCAAATTTTACAGATATAAGTCAAGCAGGAAATGGAGAATGGTCTGTAGGCTCAGACAAAACAAAATTAACGGTTAATCTGCAAAAGATGAATCGCTTAATGCTTGAGGCAAAAAAAGATGTAGGCTATACTTCTTTGCCTGCTAACTTCTCAGTCACTGTAAAAGATAAACAGGGTAATACTTTTACAGGTGAGAATTCTTCGATTGATTTGTCTGATACTGCTAAAATCTTGAAAGACATTGATGAGCAGTGCTTGCAACAGGGAGGTGGCTATTTAGCTGAATTATTCTATGAACTTATTGCACAAGGTAAAGTATGAGAAAGATAAATAAAATCATAGTCCATTGCTCTGCTACTCCTGAAGGGCAGGATGTCAAAACAGAGACCATACGAGATTGGCATGTGAATGGTAATCATTGGAAAGATATTGGTTATCATTATGTGGTTGAGCTCGATGGCTCTGTTCATAAAGGCAGAGATGAAAGTGTAGTTGGAGCCCACTGCTCAGGTCAAAATGCAAATTCTATAGGAATATGCTATGTAGGAGGCGTTGCTAAAGACGGTAAAACTCCTAAAGATACACGCACTGAGGCTCAAAAGCAATCTTTACTCGAATTGCTGAAAAGCTTAAAGGTAAAATACCCAAATGCTACTATTCATGGACACAGAGAATTTGCAGCTAAGGCATGCCCCAGCTTTGATGCTAAGTACGAGTATAAAGACCTCTGAAGCACATAAAAACCATTCTCGTAATAATTTCTTATACGCGAGAATGGTTTTTATATTAAATATGAATAATAACAAATAAAACTCAAAGATTATGCGAGAATTAGCGAGAATAATTACGCTTATATTTTTAGCCACTATATTATATGGCTGTAAGTCAATTCAATATGTGCCCGTGGAAACAACGAAAAGAGATACTACTTACTTATCTCAGACCAAAATTGATAGCATATATCATAGAGATTCAATCTATGTAGAGCACAAAGGCGATACCGTGTATCTCAGTAAATATAAATACTTGTATAAATACATAGAAAAGCATGATACTCTCTGGCGAGAAAAAGTTGATACAATTCAAGTTGCATACCCTGTAGAAGCTCGGCTTACTAAATGGCAAAAGATAAAAATTAATATTGGTGAATACCTGATAACCGCCATAGCCTTAGTAATTATATGGCTGTGTGCAAAATACTTCATAAAGCGGTAAACAATAGAAACAATATAAACAAGTCATTGTTTACGCCTAAAGTGCTCAAAATTAATTACTTATATATACTGTAAACAAAGAAACAATAATTTCATTAAATCTTCTCGTAGTAAAAGCTGGTATTTCTTATTAACATTAATGTTAATCGGAAATTAAGAAATTAAGTTTGAAATAATAGAGGAGATTGTTTCTATTGTTTCTTTGTTTACAGCAATTTCAAGCCCTCCTACTAAAATTGCCGCTTAAATATTTTTAACAAAATAAATTCTCAAAATTAATGAAATAAATTTTTTCTATCGAGAATAATTTGTATATTCGCATATCAAAAATAAGATAATAAAAATCACCAAAATATGGAGCAACAATTTAATATAGGTAATGTTATTGAGCACTACAAGCTAAATACAGAAGATTTAGCGAAGGTGTTATTTCCTACTGTTAAATATCCGAAACAAGCCTTTGACCGCGTGTTAAAAGGCGAAGCCAATTTGGATGTTATACAGTTAGAGCGATTGGCCAATCATATTGGCGTGTTAGTAACTGATTTGTTTTCAGCAAATACTTGGAAAGGTTCATCTGAAGATGGATGCCTAACAATGCTGAAAGGCGAATATAAAGTAAAGCTGAATTATAAAGGCGTGTACGTATCTATATATAAGAATAATGAGCTTATCCATCAAAAGCTCTCAAACGTACCAGATATGACAGTAAACGAGTTTATTAACTATTTAGATAACTTCATTAAAAATTACGAAAATGGAAACCATTAAAATTTCTGTTGAGGTTAGCGTAAACCTGTCTGAAAATACGCAGAAGTTTTTAACTTCATTGTTTGCAGCAGGAGTTCCAAGTGGAGCTCAAGTAGCCGCTTCAGTTTCTAAACCTGCTCCTGCTGCGCTAGAAAAGCCAGCTCCCGCAAAACCTACTCCTCAGCCTGCGGCACCTGCCCAGACTCAGAGCGCTGCCGAGCCTGCTCCTTCAGCACCTGCTGCTCCGGCTGCTTCTTCTGCCTCTAAGAGCATTGAGGATGTTCGCGGAATGCTTGCAAAGAAGGTCAATGAGCATCGTGACATAATCAAGCAAAAACTCAGTGAACTTGGTTCTCCGAGTGTAACAAAACTCGACCCGGCCAAGTATGATGAAATGTTTAATTTCTTAGAGTCATTGTAATGGTAAAACAACAAACATCTAGTACTAAACCTCAGGAACATAGCCAGAGGAGTCATGCACTCCTCTCAGCTTCTGGGGCCGGAAGATGGCTTAATTGTACTCCATCTGCAAAGCTTGAAGATGAATACGGAGAAAAGAAAAGCTCCGTATACGCACAAGAGGGTACATTGGCACATGAGCTCTCAGAGCTTTATATTAAGCGCGATACTCTGCTTGATATTAATGAACAGGATTTTGACCAACGCCTTGAAGAAATAATGGCAAATGAACTGTTCAATGAAGAAATGCTTGATGTAGTTCCGATTTATACGGATTACTGCGCAGCTCAATTAGCAGAGGCTAAAACAGTTAATCCGTTAGCCGTCATGGAAATTGAGCAGAAACTCGATTTGACAGAATATGTGCCTGAAAGCTTTGGAACAGCTGACTGTGTTATTATCAATGACAACCTCATGGAAGTTATTGATTTGAAATATGGAAAAGGAGTTCCAGTATATGCCGAATGGAATAAACAGCTCATGCTTTATGGTCTTGGGGCACTGCAGAAATATGATACTATGTATGATATATCTGAGGTACGACTGACAATTGTACAGCCACGCATCAACAATATATCTTCATGGCAAATATCTGTAGAAGAGCTTCGCAGATGGGCTGAAGAAGAGCTTAAGCCAAAAGCACAACTTGCATTCAATGGTGAAGGTGAGCTTAATGCTGGAGATTGGTGCAGATTCTGCGCTGTTCGCAATCAATGTAGAAAGTTGTATGAACAACAGCTTGAAATTGCTCAGCATGAATTCGCAGAGCCTGCGCTTCTCACAGATGATGAGATTGCTGATATTGTTCGTCGTACTCCTAAGCTTATAGAATGGGCTAACTCTATAGCAGAATACGCGCAGAAAAAAGCTATAGAAGAAAATAAACAATGGCCAGGTCTTAAGCTTGTTGAAGGTATAAGCAGACGCAAATGGATTGATGAGGACCAAGCCTCAAATGTAATCTTTGCTCGTTGTCCTGAGCTGTCAGAAGATGAGATTTTCACTATGAAGCTTAAGCCAATTACTTCTATTGAGAAGATAGTAGGCAAAAAGCGTTTTGAGGAAATTCTATCCGACGTGGTTGTAAAACCTCAAGGCAAACCTACTCTTGTACCACTTGAAGACAAGAGACCAGCAATGGGTTATAATCAAGCGCAACTAGACTTCGCAGAAGAAGCATAACAACTCAATGTATAACAATTAAAAATTAAGTAAAAATGGAAAATTCAACAAAAGTTGTAACCGGCAAAGTAAGATTTTGCTATGTGAACGTGTTCGAGCCTACGGCTATGAACGAAGATGATACCCCTAAGTATAATATCTGCATTCTTATCCCGAAGGATGATGCAAAGACCATTGACAAGATTAACAAAGCTATCGAGGCAGCTAAACAGGCAGGCAAAGCCAAGCTTGCAGACAAGAACGGCAAGATACCTTCAAACCTCAAGTTGCCTCTGCGCGATGGCGACGATGAGCGTGGCGACGACCCAGCATTCGAAGGTATGTACTTCATCAATGCCAATAGCCAGCGCAAACCAAGCATCGTGGACAAAGACCTCAATCCTATCATGGAGAAAGAGGAGTTCTACAGTGGTTGTTATGGCCGTGCATCAATCAACTTCTATGCCTTCAATGTTTCATCCAAAGGCATCGCAGCTGGACTGAACAATCTTCAGAAGCTCGAAGACGGTGAGAGGTTGGCCGGTGGTTCTACTGCTGAAGAGGACTTCGGAGGCGAGAATGAATGGGACGACGAGCTGATGTAATTTCCTCTCTGCATCAGCAAGTATAGTAGTTTAATGGTAAAACCACAGAGCGCCATTGGTTTGTGTGCCTGTTATGCGGGTTCGAGTCCCGCCTATACTCCTAATTTTATAATATCAAATTAAGAAATAATGGCGAAATATCTTTTCATAGATGTCGAAACATTTTCCTCAGTAGATATTAAAGACTCTGGCGCTTATAAATATATAGAGTCACCAGACTTTGAGATACTGATTATAGGATATGCATTAGATGATGGGCCAGTTAACATTGTTGATTTAGCTCAAGGTGAAGAAATGCCTGAAGAGTTTAAAGAAGCATTGCTTGACTCAGAATGTATAAAGGTTGCTCATAATGCAGTATTTGAGCGGCTTAGTTTTAAGAGAATAGGCTATAATGTTCCAGCAGAACAGTGGTATTGTACTTCAGTAAAAGCTGCATATTGTGGTTTACCGCTTTCATTGGATGGAGTATCAAAAGCTCTTAACCTTACAGATAAGAAGCTTGATACAGGTAAAGCACTTATTAAGTATTTCTCATGCCCATGTAAAGCAACTCGAGTTAATGGAATGCGTACACGTAACTATCCGGAGCATGCTCCTGAGAAATGGGAAATGTACAAAGAGTATAATAAATATGATGTCTTGGCTGAGCGCGAGATATTCCATAGATTAGAATCTTATATCATTCCAAAAATTGAGCGAGAAATGTACGTGCTTGACCAGAATATCAATGATAGAGGTATTTTGGTAGATATGGAATTAGCAGAGTCTGCTATTGCAGTAGATAATACTTATACTTCTATATTAACTCAGCATGCCCAGCAATTAACAGGCCTAGAAAATCCAAATTCACCTACGCAAATTCGACAATGGATAGAAAAGAAAACAGGTAATGTTATATTGTCACTTTCAAAAGAAACAATGCCTGATTTACTTAAAGAATTTGCAGACTATCCAGATGTAATTGAGTTGCTTAATATACGCAAAAAGCTATCAAAAACTTCAATTAAGAAGTATTACGCTATGCTCAATTGCGCCATGAAAGACCATAGGGTGAGAGGAACATTCCAGTTTTACGGTGCAAATAGAACTGGTAGATGGGCAGGTAGATTATTACAATTACAGAATTTATCTAAAAACCATATATCGCATATTGAAGTACCACGCGAGTTAATTAGAGCTCGTGACTGGGAAACAGTTGAGATGATGTATGATGATGTTGCAGATATTCTTTCACAGCTTGTAAGAACAGCACTTATTGCTCCAAAAGGCAAAGTATTTAGTGTTGCAGACTTCTCGGCCATTGAGGCACGTGTTATATCTTGGCTTGCTAATGAAAAGTGGCGCATGGATGTATTTAGAGGTGATGGTAAGATTTATGAAGCGACAGGTGCAAAGATGTTTAATGTGCCTATTTCATCAATTACCAAAGGCTCAGTACTCCGCGACAAATCAAAAATCTCAGAGCTTGCACTTGGCTATGAGGGCTCACTAGGAGCACTTAAGCGAATGGGCGGCGAACGAATGGGTTTATCAGATACTGAAATGATGAGCCTGGTACGCAAATGGCGCATGGCTAATCCTGCAATTGTAGATATGTGGAAAGAGATTGATGAAGCATCAAAAGAAGCTGTACGTTATCAAAGGCCAGTCTCATGTACGTGTAGAAAAATAATCTTTGATTGCGACGGTGAATTTATGACAATTCAATTGCCATCTGGTAGAAAACTATTCTACTATGGGCCACGATTTAAGGATAAAAAAATAGGCAGGTCTACAATGCCAACTCGAGTTCTTTGCTATCAAGGAGTTGTACAAGAGACCAAGCAGTGGGGAGAAATAGATACTTATGGGGGCAAATTAACGGAGAATATAGTGCAAGCAATAGCGCGTGATTTGCTTGGCAATTCTATGCTTCAGCTTGAAAGTGCTGGATATTATCCAGTATGTCATATTCACGATGAATGCCTCGTTGAAGTTCCGGAAGAGAATGCACAAGCTTACTATGAAGAAATGGCAAGAATTATGGGCACTCCTCCTGAATGGGCATCTGACCTTCCATTGAGAGCCGATGGTTATACAACTCCATTCTATTTGAAAGATTAGTATTGTAGTTTATTATGCGAGTGGATAAATTAGAATATGATGAAAATTTAAGTATAGCTATTGGGCTAAATGTTGCAAGTAAAGTATGGAAAAATACCAAAATTACTTGGAGTTCTTTAGTTCAAAAGCTATCAACTCCAGTGGTGACTGCTGAAACATATAAGCGGTTTATAAATGCCACAAAGGAGGAACAAGGAAAAATCAAAGATGTTGGCGGCTTTGTAGGAGGTTTTCTTACAAATGGCCGTAGAGATAAAACTAACGTTTTATATCGCCAACTCCTTACATTAGATATAGACTTTTCACATGAAAATTTCTGGTGGGATTTTACAATGCTATTTGGGTGTGCAGCTGTTATACATTCAACTCATAAGTCATGTCCAGAAAAACCAAGGCATAGATTGATTATTCCTTTAGATAGAGAAGTATCACAGGAAGAGTATCAAGCCATTGCAAGAAAAGTTGCAGGCGACCTTAATATTGATTTGTTTGACCAGTCAACATTTGATGTAAATAGACTTATGTTTTGGCCATCTGTTTCATCTGATATGGAGTATTATTTTGAATATCAAGATGGCCCATTTCTAGAAGCTGATTATATATTAGGTTTATATAGCGATTGGCATGATACAAGTGAATGGCCAACTGCTTCAAATAGCTTTGATACTATTAAGCAAGCTATAAAAAAGCAAGAAGACCCAGATAGTAAAAAAGGTATCATTGGTTTATTCTGTAGAACTTATACAATTCAGGAAGCAATTGAAACATTTTTACAAGATATTTATACTTCAGCTGGAGAAGATAGATATACTTATGTTAATGGCTCAACAGCTGCAGGCTTAATAATCTATGGTGATAAGTTTGCTTATTCGCACCATGGAACAGACCCAGCTGGAGGTAGGTTATGCAATGCCTTTGACCTTGTGCGCATTCATAAGTTCGGCCATTTAGATACAGGCAAAGAGAAAGAAGACAAGGACAAAAAGAGCTTTAAGGCAATGGAAGAATTTGCATCTAAAGACCCATTGACTAAGAAGCATATTGCGGATGAGAAATTTGCAGAAGCTAAATTCGAGTTTGCTGAAGAAGCTATTCAAGAAGCAGAAGAGCAAACAGATGGTGATTGGATGTCTCAGCTTGATGCGAATACTAAAGGAGACTTCGAAAATTCAGCCAATAACTTAAATATAATAATACAAAATGACCAATTCATTAAAAATGCGTTTAAGCGCAATACGTTCGACAATAAAGTCTATATTACGAGGTCTATGCCGTGGCGTAGCATATCTGCTCCTGAGCCTGTTCGTGATGTCGATTATTCTGGTGTTCGCAATTATATTGAGTGTGTATATGGTATTGTTGCAAGCCAAAAAGTTGATGACGCGATGGCGCTCGAAATTGAAAAGAAAAAGTTCCATCCGATAGTAGAGTACTTAAAAGAGCTCAGCTGGGATGGTATTAAGAGAATAGATACTTTGCTAATAGATTATTTTGGAGCAGATGATAACCTATATACTAGAGCTGCCATCAGAAAGTCTCTTTGTGCAGCCGTTGCCAGAGTGCTTGTACCAGGTACGAAATTCGACACAGCGCTTATATTGGTTGGTCCGCAAGAAACATACAAAAGTACATTTATTAAAAAGCTCGGCAAATACTGGTTTTCGGACACGTTTACGACAGTACAAGGCAAGGAGT